GCAATTGGATGTCCGTTTTTTCCGCCACAGCTCTGGGCATGACCCGTTGCGTATGGTAGTTGTTTGTAAACGGAGCAATGATCGTAACAGTGGATACACCATTAGTGGTTTGATAGTTTTGATACGTTGCGTAACCAGCAGGGTTAGCATTCAAGCTAGTATTGATGTCAATACGGCTTAAATAGAACGTATAGCCCGCAGGGACGGTATAGATGCCCATCAAAGTGCGACCGTTGCCAGCTAAAATTTCTGCATACAACGTAGTGTCAGTTGTATCTTTTAGCGTGATGTTTCCTGTAGGTGCACCGCCCGTTACTGACATACTGTTGATACGGAAGTACGATTTCACTGTAGTCACAGCAGTCGTTCCGTTCAACTTTATAGTTTCAGAAATTTGGTTATAGTTTGCATCCAGCCCATTGATAAGAACAAACGTATTTGTTTTGTCATCGCCACTGTTAACAGAACTAGCAACGTGCATTTGAATTGCAGACGATGGAAAAGTGTAGGTGGTATTGCCTTCCCACACAGGAACAAACGATGTGCCTACTGCTGATTGATAGCCATAAATGTTCAGGACACTATGTCCGTAAATTTGGCCACGCGCAACCTGTAAATCAAACGGTTCGTAAAGCGCTTGTCTTGTAATTGAATTAACGATATTGCCCGTGCTGGGTACACCATTTGGACTTTGTGCCATGAATAATCTCCTTAATTAAAGACGGGGGCCGAAGCCCCCAGAAGATCAGTCAAAGTTACCGTAGGGGTAAGTTGTCAAGTTNCCGATGTTCGGATCGTTCTGTGCGTANCGCATTGTAAAGTTGAACTTACCGCCAGTAGGAGCCGCAACACTTGTACCAGTAATGGACANTGTGAACACAACTTGTGAGAAGAAACTAGGCTGTGTACCAACTTGNGGNTTTTGAATATCCGAAGTTGTGGCAGTCATGTTCAACAAATTTGTGCCAGTGAAAGTGATGGTTTGACGACCAGCAGTACCCACTGTGGTTGTGCCAAGAGCAGCAGTAGCGTAAACAGGTGTTCCGCCACCAGCAGTGTAGTTGTTAGAAACAAACACGCTTACATTGCTCAATGTTGCGCCGCCCTCGCCAGTAATGGCAGAGATGTAATCAATATCAAAAGTAATGATCTGGCTATTGATAGGCACATACATTACCACGCCACGATATACTTGAGTAGATGTATCAGCAGGTAGAGTCTGTACTGTTGGGCCAGTAGTTAGAAAAGTAGAACTAGGTGTATATACAACACCTTGCAAATTGGGGATGGTATTGGAAGAAACAAACTGTCCTGAACCACCGCTGTAACCAACAGTGCCAACAGTTGTGTTTGATAAATCAATATAGCAGTCTTGCTCTAAAACTGTATATCCAATATCTCTAAGAGGGCCAAAACGCTGGTCACCAGATATGATTGGCCCATCAAAAGTACTACGTCCCATGATAATTCCTTATGCAAAAGTCTCTTGTTAATCGTTGCATCGTGACCCCTGGGCGGGCTGGCAACAAGAGAAAAAATCCCAGACAGCCTTCAATATACACTATTCCTTGGGCGTGTCAAGAAGTTTTTTGTTATTTCTTGCGGCCATCATTTTTGCCTTCCAAACTGGGTCAGCCCATAGTGCTTTAGCTGCGGCTTTCTTAGCGGCTTTAACCTCTTCACGGTTAGCAATTTCTTTGTTGTTCGCAGTTTGTTTAGCAGCATAATCAGGGTCAGCCCACTGAGCTTTAGCTTGCGCACTGGTTTTAGCTTTGGACTCTTCTGTATTGCGGGCTTCCTTAATGTTTTTAGCCAGTGTGTTCCCTTGTGCTTCCCACATCTTTTTAGAATTAACCGACTTGGATTCAAGCGCTTCTGGGGTGTTTTGCGCTTTAGTTTGCCCTGCAATTACTTTGGCACGGTATTCTGGATCTTGCCAATGTTCTTTAGTAAATCTACCATCAGCGGCTTTTTGTTCCTCTGATTTAATATACCCACTTGGGCCTTCGCCACCATCAGTTAAATTAAATAATGTTCCTGTTTTTAAATCTCGCCGCCCGTACAGTTTGATGAGTTCCATTTCTTTGGCAAAGGCTTCTCCTTCATTTTCAGTTTCAAATACGCGCTCACAAACAGCAACAAAGTTGCGTTGCTTTAAATGTGAAATAAAGTCTTGAAATGGTTTGTTATGAGACCCCCTAGACCAATGCGATAAGTCACGATCTCCTGTACCTTTACCTACGTATACAGGCTGGCCTAGTTTAAGAGGGCGGGGATCACGGTAAACATAAACATAAAACATAGTTAACTCCTTTTAGAAGCTTTAACTATATATCAATGGATGGCGATTGTCAAATATATTTTCTAAATACTTTTCGAAAACAAGTTACGATACGGGTAACGCATAACGAGATAATAAGTACAATACGCCCAATAAAAAAGGCCCCGAAAGGCCTTTTTAAAGGTTAAAACTAATACTAAATTAGTAAGAACCGTAGATTCCGAGAGGATCGGAATAGCCGAAGCTGTAACGCTCACGAGCTTTATAACGTACGTTACCCGTATCAAAATCACCATCCATTGAGTTTTGCAATGGTGTACGCTCGAAGTGTTTCATACCATTTGGTACGTCAGTAGTCAAGAACCATGCATTAGGTGCTGTCAAGAAGTGGTTGACAGTATAGCCTTCAGGCACTGAACCATTGTTCTTTAGAGCGTTAATGTCATTGTTGTTTGTACCAACACGCAATTCTGTATCAAGCAAACGGGTTGCAACGAACATCAATGCTGGAGGAACAATCAACTTCTTGGGTCTAGCAGCGATCAAAAGGCCACGCTCGTCTGTCCAAGCAGCGATCTGAATAACAGCATTTTCCAACGCAGTTTCATTCAAATCAGCAGGGGTAGAAGGAGTATTAGCATTTGTACCGCCGTTCACTAGGGGGTGAGCCGTAGAGAACAAAGACACGCCGTCACCACCAGTATAAGTAGCGTTAAAGCCGTTATTTAAAACAGCCGCTGCTTTAACTTGCTTGGTGTAAGCCATAGCACGGGCCAAGCCTTTGGTATAGCGAGCAGATAGAGAGTCATAGAGGTTGTCCTCAATAGCCTCTTCTGTCAAGCTAAAGCCAAGAGCGATAGTCTCGTGGTTATAGCGAGCTGTCCATGCTTCCTGCGCATTGTCGTAGGAGATGGCAGTGCCCTCACCCTTAACTGGTGCTGCTGAGAAGCCAGACAATTTGGTTTCTTCTTCAAAAGAACGCTCAGAGGTCTCTGTCTCATAGATCTCTTTGTGTTCTTCGCCGTAGCGAGCGTACTCTAGACCGAACAAAGCGTTCAAACCTGGGAGCAACTCTTTCAATAGTTGTGCACGTGAAATAGCCATTTGTTAGCTCCTTAATTAAACGCCAGCAGTGTTGGTCATACCTTGGAATGTTGCATTCCATGTAACCAAAACTTCGGGATAGCCAATGAAAGTTACTGCTGTGCCAGAAGCAAGAGTAACAGCGCTGCTTACAGTCACGGTTGTACCATTCACGTTAGTAACAGAAATATAGTTACCTTGTGCTGAACCTGTGCCTGTGGGAGCAATCAACTGCATACCAGGTTGGATTGCAGAGTTTGAAGCAGTCAATGTCACAGTTGTGCTTGAACCAGAAGTAGAAGCAGTGGCTGAAACGCTAACGGCTGTATCAGGAACGATACCAACGCAACGGAAGGGTAGTGCTGAAGCAATACGAGTATTACCAGAAGTACCAGAGCTAATAACAGCACCAGAGACAGCCATTGCTGAGTCACCAGTAGTGGTGTTACCTGCTGTACCTGTGACGGCATAGAGGTTAGAACCAATAAAGGTTGCGTTAGCATAGCCAACTGTAGAAGCTGTATTGCTCAAAGATGTACCTTGGGCAACCATCACTGCTTTAAACACTGTACGTGGATCGTCAACGACATAACCAACTGCGTAGTTAGACACAGTATTGGCAGGCCAGTATTGACCACGAACGATTTGGCTGGATGAATTGGTATATTCAGCGCCAAGGAAAATGCCTAATGTACCTGCAACAGCAGTTCCAGGAGAAGAGGCAGCAGACATGGTAGTGGTAACAATAGTACCACCAGAGAGTTGAACAATGTCACCATTGAACAAAGACGTGCTATAGGCACTGGCAATGGGATACATGCGGGTTGACCCTGCGTAGGGCAATCCACCGAACTCACTGACAGGCTTAAACCCGTAAGGTGCGGGAATGATTGGATAAGCCATTTAGGACTCCTGATTAAATTTAAATACCTTTTCCAAAGGACGTGGAAGACTTTCTCTCTTTAAAGATAGGCATTCTTGGGTCACTTTGACGCATTAAATTGTTATCTACAGCTTCCGTCTGAGCTTGTGTTTGTTTAGCGTAATATTCATCACGCTGCTCAATAAACTCTTCAGGAGTTTTGCAAAGTAACAATCCGCCTATTTCAATGTTGTCTTTATAACGACTTTGAGGGTCGGCTAACAGTCTAAATTTGGGTTGTTCCTCAAGCGCAACAGGCTCCCAACCTTCACGAATCTTTGAAGAAAGATTACGAGGATCAGAAGTATTAAGCGTTGAGACACGAATCCAACGGTATGCAAATCCGGGCTGCTTGTCTGGCTCGGGTAGCAATTCGGGCTGCGACCACTGCTTTGGACGCTCCACAACCGCACGTGTTTCTAGTTCTCTTGTCAATCTATTTTCAGCCATTTTGGGACTCCAGTTTTAGTGCTTCTCTAGCATATTGTTCGGGGGTTAAGCCTAGTTTTTTAGCAATGCTTACTTGACTAGTTCTAAGCTTTATCTTGTTTGAAGATGTGCTTCTAACCGCAGGAGCAACTACAGTGCTAGGTTTAGCACGGGTCGGTTCGGGTTTTTCTTCTTCGAAGTTTTCCGCAAACCTTTTGCGCATTGTTTTGTCTAATGTCGCATAGTATTCATCAGATCCAACTACCACACCATTGCGTTTGAGCTTTTCGTGTAAGCCTAAAGCAGCGGCAGTCATCTCCTCATCTTGTCCAAACCATTGATTGCGTTCTTGCCACGCCATCGCTCTTTGGTCTGGTTTAGGAGGTTGTTGAACCTGCTGTTGTTGAGGTTGTACTTCAATTTCAGGTTCTTGTAAAGTAGGTTTGTAGTTTTTTGCCTGCATTATGCGCAAATTAGCGACTTGCATGGCTTGTTGGGCTTCAATAATGGCATCTGTATCACCAGCGTCATAGGCTTCTTTATAAGCCTTTTTCGCCATTTCCAGCTCCATATTTGCCGCATTTTGCACAGTTGAGACGTATTCTTTCTCGCCTGACGACAATAAACCTTTCATNCGTTTATTTTCATCTAGCAAACGTCTAGCCANTGTTAAAGCCTCTTGTTGCTCACGTAATGCAGATTCTTTTTCACGGCGCTCATCGTGCCAAACCTTACGCATTTGTTTGAGTTTGACCTTGACATTCTCATCATAAGAATCAAGTTCGTCTTTCTCTAGCTCTTCAACTAGAGGTCTTGGTAGTGGTGTCTTTCCACGATCTTCGGTTGGGGTATCGTCCTCGATTTCAATACTGATATCGTTTTCAGGACTATCTTCAACTTCATCGGGAAATTTAAATTCTTGTTTTTCAAATTCAGGCATTTTGTACTCCTTTATTTACGTCTAATACCACGTGGATCATCCACAACAGCATCTACTGTGTCGTCATAAATAATCCTAAATTCTCTGCCGTGGATAACTAATCTTGCTCCAGCATTTGGCCGAACCAAAATAAAGTCACCTTCTTTGCACCACGGGCCTGTGGGAAATTTGTTTTTATCGCTATAACAATCTGGCCCCATTGCAACCACAAACAAAACAGTCGTTAAGACTTCTTCGTTTCTAATTGTCTCGTCAGATTTAGCTATACCGTTTTCAAATTCCTTTTCTACTTCGGGAATCGCACAAAGAATCTTGTAGCCTGATGGCCTTGGGAGTTGCTTTGCTTTTTCGGCTTCTGTCGCCTCATAGTTGTATGCGCCAACTACTACCGGATTATCGGGGTTTGTACCCAATAGAATTTCATTCATCTGATTCCTCTAAATTTCGTTGCAGGTCTAATGTGTATCCCCTTGCAAAGAGCAGACCCTTGATCTCCCCACAAAGTTTTTTATAGTCCTCAAAATTCTCCACACGCCCTTCGGCCATGTAGTCTTTAATCTGAGAAACTCTTTCGTCAAATTCTTTAATTAAAGTACTGAAGACATCCATTACTCATTACCTCCTGTTGGTGGTTTAGGCATAGCATTTCTGAGTTTTTGTGCCTCAATATTAGCTTCTGTCCTACCTTTGTCGTGGTTTTGTTCCGCAATTTGTTTCTTTCTCTCATGCTCATTGCGAGCTAAAGTTTGAAACTCAGTGCGCCCACGGTCATGGTTTTGGTCAGCAATCTGGGTATTTTTCTGATGAACTTGTTCTGAAATAGTCTTTATAACATCAGCACCAGTTTGCAATAGCCCAAGTTGTTTCTGGTTGCGAGACTGCATCACAGTTTTAAGTGCATCCACTTTTATCTGTTGTGCTTTGAACATAGCATCCGTCTGATCTTTCTGAGCCTTGCGTGCTTGCTCTTGCTGCTTAATCTGCAACTCTTGCATTTGCATCTGCACCAACGGGTCTTGTGCTTGTTGCTGTGCTTGTTGTTGAGCAGCTTGACCTTGATGCTGTTGCAATAGCTGTTGTGCGGCCTGTGCAAGTAGCGGAGCCAACCTAGCTTCCACTTGGGGATCCATATGGATTTCTTCGCCACTCTCATCCTGTTGTGGAGGTAGAGACATACCAAGCTGCTGCTCAATCTGTACACGATACTCAAAGCCTAAGTGCTCACTGATATGAGCCTGCATTGCTGCTTGTAGAGCCTGTGCATTAGGATTGTTCTGCAACAACTGCATGACTTGCGGGTCTTGCATAGCAGACATATGAACCACTATATGTGACTTGTGATCTTGATAAGCAAACGCTTTGACGGGCTTGCCCTTGAGCACATTCTGATTCTCGGATACTGGGTCTGTAGGCTTCTGATCCTCATCCATCGGAACCAACTTCTCAGCATTCTTAATGCCCAACACCTCCAACATCTGACGATGTAAGAGCGGCAGGTTATATAACTGGGGAGACTGTTGTGCCAACTGAAGCACAGCTTGATACTGCACAATCTTCTGCGCCATTGTCGAGGCGTTTGGATCGCTAACGGGTATCACATCCACGTCATCATAGTCAGACCGCTTGGCCTTGCGACCACCGCTCTCAGGCTCGTAAGAATAGTCTTCTGGGGTATACGCCGCAATAATATTCTTGAGTAGCCCCAACTCTTGCTTCATCGCAAAGTGGATGCGGGCCTGCACTGCACTCATAGTCTTTAGAGTGCGCTCAAGGATAGCCAGCGTAGTACCCACAGGCGCTTGGCTTGACATATCACTAATCTGCAAGTCAGCCGTATTAGCGAACCTTCTACCTTCTTCCACAATGGCTTGTAGTAGAGTCATCAAAGTCTGGCTTGGCTCCTTGTATGGGAGCGGCAACAAGTTATCTTTAATAGTGCCACCAGGGATATCTACATCCCTCCACTCACCTGGAGCGATAGGCGTGTCATCATTCTTGACACGCAAGCCTCTGGCCTTGAAGCCACCGGGCAAGTTAGCTAGCGTACCTGCATCTACCAACTGACGAGTCAAGCTTGTGCCAGCTTTAGCGAATGCTCCAACCAAGTGGATCAACCCGAATGCATAGAACCCAAACCCAGGAATGTAAGGGTAGTGGACATAGTGACTGCGCTTAGTGCACTGCTCATCGTCTGGCTCCCAGTTGCGCCGTATCGCCAACACCTTCTGACTGCCCTTCTCAACAGTCACAATATAGGGCAGCTTGATCCCAGTCTGGTTGCCTTCCTCATCCTCGTGCTCGTAACCTTCCAAGTCAAGGTCAACATTAATCTCAAGTATCTTATAGCGGCTATCTGTTGTAGCCCTAAAGCCCATCTTCTCTGCTATCTTTTTCTCAACCTCATCGAGCGTATTGTTTGGCTCACCTAGGTCAATGTCTAGGTAGAACCCAGCCACCTGCAATCTACGCAGCTCGTTCTCGGTCTTACGCATCACGTGCGTAACCCTCTCAGCAGACTCCAAATTACTTGCGCCGTATGGGACAACGATGTCTTCTGCGGGGACAAATATGGATACTTGCCTGTCTAAGTGCGGGTCAAAATACACTTTCTTGAATGCATTGCCCGACAACCCCAAACCCCACAACATGCGCTCATGCTCGGTGCGGTACTCGGTCATCACATCCGTCAACTGATAATTCATATCATCTTGCACACGGACTGCCGCAGCTTTCTTGGCTGGGGTTTCTTTGCCTATGATCTGGGTACGTACTGGCCCCGCTGCTGGGAATGTACTCATCATAGTCTCAGACTGAAACTTAACCAACGCCTCAGTTAGCAACGGATGGTACAAGCCACAAGCGCCAAGCCAAGGATCTGTGCGCTCTTCCATCTTCATACCAAGAAGTTCTANGCCGTCAACGTAAGTCTGCATCCAGTCTTTGCGTGAATGCACATCTTCTTCGTAGTCGCTGATCAGCTCACTTGCTATAGACTGAAGTAATGATTCTGGTATTTCTTCTGCCAAGTTTCTATTAAACTCATCGGCATCTACACCTTTCTCCATGCTAATATCCACACCATCGGTATGAATATGCACCGCATCAGGGTTCTCAATTTCAATCTCAAGCGGTTCTTCGTTTTGAGCCAAAGCTTCAATACCTTTGGGTGCTTCATACAATGCTTTATGGATAGCCATAATAATCCTTAATAGTATTCTCTTTTACGGCGAAAGTATTTAACTTCATCTGGTTCATCAGAATCTAATCTAATAAACCCGCCCCGTCTGTAACGAATTAAAGCTTGAGACATAGAGTCAACCATATCGTCATGCTCTCCTGATGGAAAACTTGCCACCTCTTCGACCAACTCTTCTGCCCAACTTGTATTAGGAACCCACACCATCCCACTTGCAAACAAGTCAGATACAGAATTCAGCCTAGCTATCTTATCATTACCTTTAGTCGGCGTAAAATCTTGCACAGGTATTCCCATCGCACGCAACTCAAAGATCAACGGCGACCCTGCTGCCTTGGCTTCAACAATAATAGTATCGGGTTCCCACTCTTTATATTCCCTATACGCTCTTTGCTTTAGTTCTGGAAACTCCATACGCTGTTTAAACGCATTGAGCAAGATAATATTGGCCTGATTTATGCCCCTATCGTCCGGCAAATAGAAAACTCCCCACGTTGTACACGCAGAATAGTCGCTACGCTCCGTTTTTAGGAAGGCAGTATCCCAAGACTGGATAATAAACTCGCAATATGGGGGACTATCTTCCTCCCAAACCCTCCACCACTCCCGTTTTATGATGGCAGACACGTCTGAAGTGGGCTGTTGCTGATACTGAGCCATCCATTTTGCGTTTGGAAGCTCCGTTTTTAGCGCTTCTAGCTCTTTTAATGACCAAAATTGGGGCCAAAGTGGGTTTCCAGAGGGTAAAAGTGCAGGAAATTCGATCACTTTCCACTCTTCCCCTGACCTTTGAGCAGCCGCTTTGAGTACTTGACCCGTCAAATCTTTCTTAGACCAACGTGTCATCACGATCACAATAGCTCCGCCCGGTTGCAGACGCTGACGTGGCCCTGATGTGTACCACTCATACGTCTTATCATATATCTCAGGGTTCACTTCCGCCAAGGTAGCTTCTTGTTCCGAATGCGGGTCATCAATGATGAGGAGGTCAGCGCCTTTACCCGTAACTGCGCCACCCACACCAATCGCAAAATATTCTCCTGAATAGTTAGTGGCCCACCTGCCAGCAGCTTTAGAGTCAGCTTGTAGAGCGACTTCCGGAAATATGTCTTTATAGTGGTCAGCATCGACTAAGTTCCTTACCTTCCTACCAAACCCCACAGCCAACTCCGCTGTGTGACTAGTCTGAATAATTTTCTTACCTGGGAATAACCCTAGGAACCAAGCTGGCAGTAGATAAGAAGCAAACTCTGACTTGGTGTGTCGTGGTGGCATATTAATAATAAGCCGTTTAACCTTGCCTTGGGCAACTTCTTCAAAGGCTCTTGCCATGCGCTCATGATGTCTGCCGTGGATGAACCCAGGCCACATGTACTTCACAAATGCCATGAAATCATTGGCAGCTAACTGTTTGGTTTTGGAACGCCTAATCTCAGCGAGCAGTGCGCCAACCTTCTGCTGTGCAGCGGGTGGTAAATTGGGTAAAACTTTTTCAGCTTTCAGAAGCAGGCTCGGATCCATTTACCATCCCTAGTTCTTCATCCAAGTCCATGTCGCCAATACTTTTTGGCTTGCTTTTTGCTTCAACATCTACCACATCTGAACCATATAGCTCTAGAGTCTTAATAAGCTCTGTCTCAATATCTTCTACTGTGCGGTGCGTGACTGTGACGTCAATTCGTTCTGAAAACAAACCAACACTTGAAATTTTGCCTAGGTTTTCCAATGCCTTCATACGCTGGCGTGGATCTGGGTCTACGGATTCAGCTATCAACTTGTTTGTGATGTAGTTGCGTAGCCGCCTTGAAACATCTAATACTTCATGATCCCACTCACTGAGTATTGCTTCTAAATTAATTATCGTGCCAGGTGTTAGATCTTTTACTGGTGGCAGTTTGCCTTCTGCCATGATCTGATGGGATGCAGCCTTATCTTGGGCTGTAATGCTTACATCTGCGCCCTGCTTAATTAGTTCCTGTATTGTTTCAAAGTAAGCATGGGCTTTAGAACGGAAGTCTTCTATTTCTTCCGGTGTAGTGTCGAAGGGAAATGGTATCCCAACTTCTGGTGTAGCTAAGATTGGCATAGAACTTTTTGTGGCTCCTTTCGGGCATTGTATAACTTTTTTTAAAAAATATATACCCCCCGGGGGTGTTCAATTTAAATTAGTGACGGGGGGTGTTCCTATGTAATACTTTAGTTATAACAGATTTTAAAAGTATGTGATTGGTTGTGCAGATTAGTAAGTATGGGGCATGGTCGGAGTCCCAAAGCCATTTTGGGGGGTGGGGGGTCACTTGGCCCGCCCGAATTTATGAACAGCGGTTCATATGTTTATTAAAAATACTTGTATAAAAGATCATTATCGGTTATACTGAAGGCTCAGTAAGTTAATTAATTTACTGGAAACAACTTATTATCAACTGTTCATAAATTGGAGTTTTAACATGACTAACGCAACAACTGGATACACCGAGGTTATTAAAGCAACTCAAGATGCTATTAAAGCCGATACATCGACAACGTCAAAATGGGTTAACTGTGGCAAAGCAAATGCCGAATTTTTCGGTACAGCGAGCGCTCTTGAAGGGGTCAAAGCCCAATTCATCGCCGATGCTATTCTCCCCGCTTTACCCACAAAGCACGCTAAAGCACTCAACACCGAACTACCTCGCAAGGGTTCTAAAGAGTACAATGAGTTGAGCGATACCGAAAAAGCACAATGGGAAGACGTGAACCAAGCAAAAAAAGATGCACGCTCAACGTGTGGCACTTACTTTTCCCGTGTGTTGTCCTATGCTTTCCCAAAGGTTAAGGATGATAGCAACGAACCCAAAGCGAGCGATGAGACAAAAGACCTTGAAATGCTTAACGCTCTAATCAAGCGCTTGGAAAAAGCCGAGTCCCGCCCTTACTTGATTACTGATGTACTTTTCCACTTGCACAATGCACGCACCACAATGAGCAAACCAGTCTAATCGACACCGCTCAAACCAAGCCCGCTTCGGCGGGCTTTTTCTTTGCCTCAAATTTTGTGTCCCGAATCATTTCATGATAGTTGCATAAGATGATGATGATGCACACCAATTTGTTAACACATGTTAATAAGTTTGGCTCTGTTCCGCATGTTCCGCAATGTTCCGTTCGACTGGAACACGGCAAGTCATTGATTTTAAAGGGAAAATCGGCTTTTTTTATATAATGTTCCAATGTTCCATATATATAAGAACACTCTCCAAGTTGCTACACTACTTTACAATGTTAAGTGTGTGGCTTGTTCCGCTTTTGGGCGGTCTTGGCAAGGTCGTTATATCACTGGAACATTGGAACAGGGCGACAACGAATCACCCAAGCCTATGATTTTAAATAACTTTTTCTCATTTTGCCAATTTGGAACATGCGGAACAAACGGAACATTTCACCACTTTACAATGGAGTAAATCATGCTAAAAGCATTTTGTAGGTGTTGCGGTGCAGATGTCGCACCAAAACGCTGGGCACTCGGTTTCAAGCTCTGCATGGACTGCGGACAATCTGAAGCCAAAAAGCGCAAGCACACAATCGTGCCTATGCACAAATCAAACTACATTGTTGTAACAGACTACAACATGTTAACAGGTGTTAATAACAAAGGAGGAAACGTCAAATGAGTAAGATGAATTTGGTAATCATTAGTTTGCTATCCATGCAGACCATGCGTTTTGGTCTTAATGGCGATGCGTTAATCAACAAGGGTTTGCTAATATTTACAGGCTTGTTGCTTGCACTTATCTTTTACGAGTTGTTCTTGGAGTACAAGGAACTAAGCACAGTACAAGAAGTTGCAGAGCGTGAAGACCCAATCAACTATATTTAAAGGAGTAGATATGAAAACAGAACACATTGACTCGGTGCTAGTTTTGACTGCACAAGTAATTACGATCATGGCAGTTTGCATCTTGATGGTGCTTGTATGGTAATTGATCGTAAGACTGGTAAACCAGTTGAGATCGGTGACACTGTAATGCGAAAGGATTACAAGGGTTTTCGCCACAGGTATGAGGTCATGGACTTCACGCCAAGGGGCGTTTGGGTGCGCAAGTTAGAGCGAGATAGATATGTATATCTAAGCATGACGCTTGCGAGTTTGCAACTGGATGAGGTGATGGTATGAGAGTAAAGAGTAATGAGAAGTGCAGAGTAAATGTACGAGCACACAGCAAAACTTATTAACAGGAGTTCATAAATGTATTGGAATCACAGAATCGTTGATATGAGCCATGAGAATGGCGGTGACCCTTGGTTCGAAATCAAGGAGGTTTATTACGATGACGATCACAACGTCACAGGGTATTGCGACCGCATGGACTCAAGCGAGACGCCTGAAGATGTTATCAGTAACTTGAAGCGCATGTTGCAGGGTATCGAGGGTGAGCGTGTGGTGCATGGTGTAACACTAAAGGAGATCGCAAATGAATCTTGAAAGTGAGTTGAGAGCAGTTGCTCGGATTGCCCTTGATTGGATAAAAGAAGATAGATGGGAAGAGTCGGAGATACTTTTAAACATGTTCTATGAGTATGCAGACAACAAGGAAAAAGCAAATGAAGATCATACTTGAGATGACGCAACAAGAGATCAATGCGTTGAACGACATCGTGGACTATGTGCTACTGGATGCTAGGGATAACCAGTTCTACTATGCACAGGCACAGTTGCTACACAACTGGATCATTAACGGAGGGATTGCGGATGATACGCAAAGATCAGTTGACTGAGGAAGACCTACGTGCGATTCGTAGAAAAACGATCATCGTCATATTGGCGGTGGTGCTTTTGTATTTATTAACAGGAGTTCATAAATGACACGCATTAGAAGTTATGAGTATTTCAAGGATCAGTATGAGAAGATCAAGCCCATTCGTGGTCGACCCGATTGCAGACCGATCCATGATCGCAGACACACGCATAAAACTATCATTGCCAAGAAATTGTTGAGCGGTGAGACATCGTATGCGTTGAAGTTCCACAACACCGAGTGCGTTGAGTACTTTCCAAATGGTGACATCGTGGTGCGTACTGGTGGATGGGTTACGCCATTGACTGCTGACTTTATCTACACTTACAGCCCGTTCAAGTGTTGGAAACAATACAACAAAGTGTGGGTTAACTTTGTGGATGAGTCAAGTAATCATGAGCGTGGTGTGTCGTACCCAGTTAACGGAGAGTTGACGTTGCAGTATGAGGGTGAGTATCAACATGGGCAACACATTCATGGTGTGATGTATAAACCCGTGGGAGATGTCGCTATCACTAAACGTGTTGTAGATCGTGCGAAGGCAAAGGCAGCCCGCGCAGTTGTAGAGCCATTCTTAAACTTTGCTAAGTTGTTCCTTGCCATGTCGGATGGATGGATCATGCATAGTACTGTTAAAGAACATGTGGAGATTATTAATGGGCAAATTAACTGGGGCTATTTTAGTTCGCCAGATTTGTACGAGCAGATGCAAACAAAGGAAGACAGATATATATTTATGATGGCGTATCTGTTGCGTACCGATGAGCCGATCAAAAAGAATGTTGCAGAGACCTATGAGGAGAAGATGCAATGGGGTATGCACAGGATACATCTGTATGACTCGCAGTTTAAATTCGAGACGCTCAAGCGTAGAGTTTATACAGTCGTTGAGGGTGCGAATGATATATACACTACAAAGGAGGTGAGTGCGTCAGGCAAGGCCATGACCAATGTCGTTTAATCAAGTTCTCAAATACTTGACAAGGGGTATGACATCTGTTATAATAGGTGTAACAGTTGTCGAAGTGGTTAGTAATTGTGTTAGGTTAACAACTGTTAATAAAAGGAAAAACAAATGAGTGCAATTAATTTTGGTAGTTCTGTATCGTTGAAAGAGTTTGCTCAAAGCATCGGCATTGTGGGCGAGAAGGTAACTGTGATCGGACAGGGTGAACCTGGGATTGGCAAAAGCGCCATGCTAAAAGTTCTTGGTGCGCAGTATCCCAATTATGAGTTGGCGTACATCGACTGCACCTTGCTTGACCTCGGCGACTTTGCTTTGCCCTACACCGAGGTGGTGGACAGTGAGTTTGGTATGCGTGTAACTAAGTTTGCGCCCAATGCTAGGTTCAAGATGCATATGAACAAGCCAGTTATCGTTATGCTTGACGAGATCGGCAAGGCAATGAAGGCGGTTAAGAATGTGCTATTGACTCTTATGCTAGAGCATAGGATCGGTGACAACTACTTGCCTGAAGGTTCGATTGTGTTTGGTACAACTAATCTGTTGACAGATGGTGTCGGTGACATGCTCGAAGCACATGCAAGGAATCGTGTGTGTTTTGTAACTGTGCGCAAGCCCGATGCAGATGAGTGGATTGAGTGGGCATTGGGTAATAACATTGCACCCGAGGTTATCGCATGGGTTAAGCAGTTCCCACATGCGTTGGCAAGTTACACCGATGGTGGGCAGAAAGATAATCCGTATATCTTCAATCCACAGCGTGCTGGTATGGGTGCGGTGGTTACACCAAGAAGTTTGGAGAAGGCTAGTTACATTGCAAAGCAACGTGACCAGTTGGGTGATGCGCTGACAATTAGTATGCTGACAGGCACTATCGGTGAGAGTGCATCAAGGGACATGCAATCGTTCTTTACTGTGGTGGACAAGTTACCTACATGGGATGCGATCATGGCTAGTCCGTTGACTGCAAAGCTACCGACAGATGCAGTAGCTAAATGCATACTGGTGTTCAGTGCAATTAGTAGAGTAGAGAAAGATACTCTGAGCAAGTGGATGTCCTACGTACAACGTATGGACAAGGAGTGGCAAGCGTTGTTTGCTACGAGTGTGATGAAGTCTCCAAGCAAACAAGCGTTCTGCGTGTTGCAGAAAGACTTCAAGGATTGGGCGTTGAACAATCAATGGTTGTTCTAATTTATTAACAGGAGTTCATAAAATGACATTGAGTGCAGAACAAAGAGTACAGAAGGCACACGTTGCCTTGATGAAAGACCCCAAGTACTGTTGGTATTCGGGTATCTTTATGGTCGGTGAAACAAGCGTGAAGGATGATGTCCCAACTGCTTGTACCGATGGTCGCAACACTATGTATGGTAGAGCGTTCGTTGAGAAGATGGATGACAAGGGACTGCGTGCAGTTATCTTGCATGAGAATCTACACAAGGCTTTCCGACATACTACTACATGGAGACATCTCTATGATGAACATGCACAGTTGGCTAACATGGCGTGTGACTTTGTTATCAACATAATGATCGAAGATTCTGATATGAATGGGTCGTTCGTTAGGTTGCCCGATATGGCGTTGCTTGATCCGAAGTATCGGGGATGGGATGCTGGGTCGGTGTACAAGGACTTGATGCAACAAGCACAGGGTGGGTCGGTGCATGTGAAGACAGTCGGCAATCCACAAGGCAAGGACATACCAGTTGACAACGAGTCGGGGTATGGTGGCTTTGATGAGCATGACTGGGATGGTGCGAAGGATATGACCAAGGAAGAGCAGAATAAACTAGCACGAGACATTGACCAAGCGTTGCGTCAGGGTGCGATACTTGCGGGCAAAATGAGTGCCAACGTACCGAGGGAAGTGACCGATGAACTAAAAGCCAAGGTCGATTGGCGTGAAGCTATGCGTGAGTTCGTCACATCGTTCTGTATGGATAAGGATGAGAGCACATGGCGTAGACCAAATCGTAGGTGGATAGACCAAGATGTTTACATGCCATCATTGATCGGTGAGTCGGTCGGTCGTATCGTGGTGGCTATTGATATGTCAGGGTCGATTGGTAGCGAGGAGATCGGGCAGTTCCTTGGTGAGGTGCGCAAGATATGCGAGACTGTTAGACCCGAAGGTATCGACTTGATCTATTGGGATACCGAGGTGTGCTCGCATGAGAAGTACGAGCAAGACCAACTCGACAACTTGTTGTCCAGTACTAAACCCAAGGGTGGGGGCGGTACTGATGTAGCGTGCGTGCCTATCTATATGCGAGAGCATAGGATCAAGGCTGAGTGTTCGGTTATCTTAACCGATGGTTATCTAGGTGGAGACTGGGGTGTGTGGGATTGTCCAACACTATGGGGTATCACAAGTGAGGTTACTTCAGATGTTGGTAAGACTATTCACATCGAAGCATAATTTATTAACAGGTGTTAACAAAAAGGAGAGTGCAAATGATTCAGAACAGTGCAATGCTAGTTGACTTGAACATCAGTGTATGGACAGGTCGCAAGATGGATAAGAAAGTATCCGAGGAGATTGATGCGAGCAAGGGTACGAAGTCAAGGGCTGGCAACTATCATAAAAAGTTATTGGCGGGTACGGATCGGTTGGATGAGTTACAGAAACTTGTTACCAAGATTCGTACTTGGCATTACGAGCAGACCTTGCCTTGGTCGGATGGCGGTTCACGCTTGCTACCAATGAAAAACTTCTTTGATTACAAGGCTACGCTTGGAGACTTTGAGCGTCAGTTGGAAGGTGAGGTACAAATGTTCTTGCAAGAGTACGACACGCTAGTAACGGCGGCGGCTTTCCAGTTGGGTGATTTGTTTGACTCGGAAGAGTATCCTACTGCTGAGAGTTTGAAGAGCAAGTTCAAGTTTAAGTATGTGTTCTTGCCAGTGCCTGATGTAGGTGACTTTAGGATTGAGGTAAATGATGCCCACAAGGAAGAGCTGAAGGCCCAGTATGAAGAGTTCTACAACAACAAGTTGGCAGATGCTATGAAAGATGCATGGGATAGATTGCACGATTGCCTGACACGCATGAGCACAAAGTTGGCGGGCGAGGATAAGCAGATATTCAGAGACTCATTGGTGAATAATGCATCAGACCTATGCGAGTTGCTTACTAAGTTGAACGTGACTGGTGACTCTAAATTAGAGTTTGCTAGAAAGAAGTTGGAGAGTGCGCTTGTAGGTGTCACGGCCAGCGAGTTACGCAAGGACGATGATCTGCGTCTTGACGTGAAAGCCAAGGTCGATGAGATCTTGGGTATGTTTTGATGAGTAGTATCAAGGAAGGCGATTGGGTGCTTACAAAGAGTAATCGAATTGGGTATGTAGCGTTTGAAGACCTTGCGTTTAAGAAGGACAACCCTCATGTGTATTTGTATTTTTGGGGTGATGAGTTTCATTGCCGTAGTTACAAAACCAATTCGTTAACCAAAGTAGAACCCGCAATTGCCAAATTATTAACAGATGTTCATAAAGAACAAGTCAATGGTCTTAAAGGAGATAGTGCAAATGATTAACATAATCAACCCAAACAACATAGTATTGAACCCAAAACTTTCTGCTCTTTTGACAGACTTCAAGCGCAAGCAAGTCAGTAGGTTTCCAATCAATGCAAAGATAGAGAACGAGTACTTAATCAGGTTTTTTGATAGCAGAGTGTCGTACGCACAAAACACCAAGATAGAAAACATTATTGGTGAGTTGAAACTTGACGGCCTTGATGATAAGAACAGGCAGTACATACGGATTGACAGTCGGCTAATCAACAACGAAAAATACAGTGACTACAATATAAATTATTATTCAAGGCAGACTGTTGATGATAAGAAAGTATCTAAGTGGATGCGTGATTACTTGAAGCCATTTAGTATTGATGAGATTATAGGTAAAACGGCGTACATGGCTGAGAGCAAAGTAAATATGTGGATTGATCAACCGAAGAATCTAGTCCATGATCTAGTGAGTAATAGTAAGTCCGACATCATGCAAGAACTATATGCAATGAAACAAGCGGGGCTAGAACCAGTCACCAATACATTCAAGAAGTACATGGGTGATGCTATGAATGCGTANGAGGATTGGTTAGAGCGTAAGAAAAAGAAGTTCTCACGTACTCATGTATTCATTAATCCAGATGAGTCTGTGGTGATCACAATAAAAGATGATGAGAGTAAAAGCAACACTACTACATACGAGAGCCTAGCGGAGTGCCCAAGTATCATACAACAAAATGTCACGTTGTTGCGTATGTTGGAAGGTGATAACTTTATACCTCAAGTCGGTATGCGATCTAGCAAGGTTGAGTTTTGGATTGAGACTCACACAGATAGCGAATAAATAATAAAAATATTATTTATAACCCTTGACAAATTGCGAAATGACCCTATACTATGGATATGATTAAGAATCCATACGTGGCATCTCTCTTAGACATAAACGACTGGCACAACATCAATGTGATGAACAATCGCAACGATGAGACCTTTCAAGTTATGCGTAGAGATGTGCCCCACTACATTAACGAGCGCATCGCTTTGTTAAAACTGTGCGAGCCTAAAAATAATAACGAAGATGAAGATGAGTTAATAGGTAGACGCATCAAGCATAACATGATGGTGCTTTATCTTACTCACGATGAGTTTGTTGAGTTAAAGAAAATATCAAGGAGTGCACAATGACATGACCCCCGAAAAGAAAGTAAAAGATAAAGTGAAAGCCATGCTCAAAGATAGAGGTGCATATTATTTTATGCCCGCTACTCATGGGTATGGTGCATCAGGTGTTGCTGACATCGTTGCTTGTTTGCATGGTAAATTTATTGCTATTGAGTGTAAGGCTAATGGTAATAAGCCGACAGGATTGCAGATAAAGAACATGCTTGATGTTAGTAAGTCGGGCGGTATAGCCATAACGATTGATGAGTCGGGGTACGAGGAGTTGGAGATGTTCTTGGCACACCTTGACCCTAAACACATTGGCGGTATGGTGATCACATTACTCAAATGAGATCGAAACCCACAGATGGCACTGCACGTAGACTGACTGCTAAGTTGCAGGGGAAGTACGCAGTGTCTGTTAAAGATGTTGCTAGGTTACTTGGTATAAGTGATCGACACGCAGAGCGATACATCAGTCGCTTGCAAGCAGAAGGTATTATTTTTTTGAGGTATCGACAAAGACGATACAACTATTATTCAATCAGGAGAAATAAATGAAAGTAGATAGAGTTGCTGACTTATTAACATCTGTTAATAAAACATTTGGTATTGATGATGTGGATTTAATTATCATTGGTAGTGTGGAGCGTGAACGAAAAGTGGGAAATAAATTAACTATCATGAATTTTGTGGATAACTTCCGCAGAACATCGCCAGCCAACACGCATAGACGCATCAAAAAATTGTGCACAAAGAAATTGCTTGAGAAAGTTGGTTCAGAAGATAGCGGTCGGGTTAAGTTTCTAGCCACAGGCAAAAGGTTTACAGAGTTGCACGCACACTTGATGGAGGTGTGACATGGAAATATCTAATGGTGTACAAGCGTTAGTGAACCGCATGAATGATTACCCCGAAGAGTTCTTTGACCCAACCAAGAACGAAAGATGGTCATTCATTTATAAAGACACATTTAGAGATGTTTTGTCTGAGCCTGAAAAAGCCATGATTCACACCGCTCTAAAAGAAGTTCGTAGGAAAGAGTTTGAATCGTTGATCGTGCAACAGATATTCAAGGAAGAGAACAAAATCAATTACATGTCGTATGGTAAGGCTATCGTTCAAGGAGAAGGTCAACCAGTTAACATTGATGATTTAAGGTTGCCCGCAGATTATGTGGCTAAAAGGCTAGGTCAAAAATGAATCTAATAACCATAGATTTTGAAACGTACTACTCTAAAGAGTTTAGTCTATCCAAGATGACGACTGAAGAGTATGTGCGACATGATGACTTTGAAGTTATCGGGGTATCCGTCAAGGAGAATGATGATGACGCTATTTGGTTTACTGGTGATGATGCTGAGATTGCTGAGTTTCTTGGTCACTATGATTGGAGCAATTCTTTTGTACTTGCCCATAACGCTCAGTTTGACGGCGCTATTCTCACTTGGAGGTTTAATATTAAACCGAAGGCTTGGCTTGACACATTGTGCATGGCACGTGCAACGCATGGGGTCGAGGTCGGTGGTAGTCTTGCGTTTCTTGTGGAAAAATATTCGTTGGGCGCAAAGGGGACAGAGGTTGTTAGTGCCCTCGGAAAAAGACGCAATCATTTTAATGCTGATGATCTCCATGCATATGGTCGATATTGCATTAATGACGTGGAACTGACAAAGAAGTTGTTCGATGTATTCATGAAGACTTTCCCGGCGAAGGAGTTAAAAGTCATTGATACAACTTTACGTATGTTCATTGAACCGACTCTGGAGCTAAACTTACCAATGCTTGAATCTCATTTAGAGAGTGTCAAGGATAAGAAAGCGCAGTTGTTACAAGCGGTGGATGCCGATAAAGATTCATTGATGAGCAACGACAAGTTTGCTGAGTTGTTGACGATGCTGAAGGTTGACCCGCCCAAAAAGATTAGCGCACGCACAGGCAAAGAAGCATGGGCATTTGCTAAGACTGACGAGGAGTTTAAGGAGTTGCTTGAGCATCCTGATCCAAGGGTGCAAGCGTTGGTGTCCGCACGGCTTGGTCTAAAGACTACGCTAGAAGAAACACGCACACAACGATTCATTGAGATTGCTTACAGGGGCAAGTTACCAGTACCCATAAAGTATTATGCGGCGCACACAGGTCGGTGGGGTGGTGACGATAAGATCAACCTACAAAATCTTCCTAGTCGTGGCAACAATGCGGGCAAGTTGAAGATGTCCATTGAAGCACCTGATGGGTATGTGATTATTGATTGTGATTCTGCTCAGATCGAAGCACGCACACTGGCGTGGTTAGCGGGGCAAAATGATTTAGTGGAGGCATTTGAGAATGGCGAGGATGTTTACAAGATCATGGCATCGGCTATCTACAACAAGAAAGCAGAAGATGTCACAAAAGAAGAGCGGTTCGTTGGCAAGACGACAATCCTCGGTGCGGGGTACGGGATGGGAGCGGTTAAGTTTAGTGCGCAACTTAAAAATTTTGGCACAGACATTGGGGAACAGGAGTCAAAGCATATTATCGAGACGTATCGCAAAACGTACCCTAAAATTGTTGATCTTTGGCGAGAGTCACAGAAGTGTCTGAACGCTATCGTGTCGGGTAATGCAAGTACATTTGGTGCAGTTGATGCGGTTAAGTTTGACCCAATAGAGAAAGGGTTTCTACTGCCTAGTGGACTGTGGCAACGATACGATACTCTCGAAAAGACATTTGATGCTGATGGCAAAGAGCAGTATCAATACAAGACACGCAAGGGTATGGTCAAAATCTATGGGGGTAAAGTCGTAGAGAACATATGCCAAGCAGTTGCACGATGTGTTATTGCCGAACAGATGTTGATGATCGCCAAGAAATACAAGGTTGTACTGACTGTGCACGATGCGGTGGCTTGCATCGCACCACAAGCAGAAGCTGATGAAGCTAGAGCGTACGTAGAAACATGTATGCGTTGGAGACCTGATTGGGCGAAGGCCCTACCTTTGAACTGCGAGTCAGGCATGGGCAAGAACTATGGAGAGTGTTGATGTATAACTTTATGAGCATGACTAAACAAGTCCATAAAAAACCGCCATCACGGGAGTTATGTTTGTTCTTGGCTAAAAGATTTGCTGAGATGAATATAAAAACAGTTCAGAATCTATCATGGCACTATTTGTTTTGCTATGTAATGTACGACCATTGGATTGAGGAGTATTGGAATGACTGATGCATTAGTTTGGGCACTAGCATTTGGTGCAGTTATTGCCGTAGTGTTGTACGCTATGGTGTTGGCGTGGATGTTTATACAGGAGCATAAAGATGACTAAAGAAGAAATTATTGAGATGGCTAAAGAAGTTAATCTGCCGTATTTTTGGGAATCAGGTATGCCGTGCAACTTAGAGGCATTAAAATCTTTTGCCACATTGGTAGCAGAAAAAGCAACGGCTAAACTTAGGGCTAATATAAAAATTAACCAAAAGAATTTGTTGCAAAAGCTAACAAGGGAACAAGAATGACTGACGAAGAAATACACAACATTTATTTGCACATGAGTGGCAAAGCAGAGGGGTTGGTTGAAGCGACTGGCAACGCTGACTTTCCTGTATTGTTTGCTAGAGCAATCCTTGAGTACGAAGGAATGACAAAAGATATGCAAAACATGGCATCTAAATCTACTTATAAAGAACAACTAGAAACAAAAGATGAGCCTGTTGGTAAGTTTGCAAAGTTTACTGATGGTATATGGAGAGAAGTAACTGATTATTCTGCGGGAATTCCTCTTTACACCACACCACAAAGCACATGGGTAGGACTGACAGAAGATGAAATCAAAGAATGCTTTGCCATAACTCCTGATCAGTTTTTGCCGTGGCAAATCTACAAAAGAATTGAAATTAAGCTGAAGGAACGCAACACATGAGATTGTCCACAATCAACAAGTACGAGCTTGTACTGCACGATTTACCAATGTGTGCGATATGCAACAAACCTGTAGAAAAGGTTGAGTCGATGTACGACATTGTTTACGGAGCAAAAAGATTTCGTGTGCACTGCCACGGTGACATGGAAGAGGCAATGCTTGATGATGTTCTGATTGAAGACTGCGCTAGTGTGCAGTTTGGTCAAGCATTTATTGACAAATTACCGCAGAAACAATTGGAGAAAAACACATGAGTGAACAAGAACGCAGTGAATTATGTTCTAACTATGGTGGCTTTTGCAAAAAAGAATGGGTAGGACTGACTGAAGAAGATTTAAAACTACTATCTGCTGAATGGCGAATTGTTTATGGAGCGTGGACGCATGACTTTGCCAGAGAAATTGAAGCCAAACTCAAGGAGAAGAACACATGACTAAAGAAGCATTACAAATTGCATTAAATGCGTTGACTGATTTTGACTACGACAAACGCATCAAGGCTATTGAATCTATCAAAGAAGCATTAAAAACAAAAAACGAATATGAGCGTGGCTTTATTGATGGTATGCAAAAGCAAATGCAATCAAGTGTAGACAAGGC